TAAGGAAATCCCCTTGCGAGGTTTTCTTTTGCCCGAAAGGAGAAGCCATGCCACGAAAACCTAAGCGGCCCTGCCGCTACCCAGGATGCCCTCGCCTGACCGAACGCACCTACTGCGAGGAGCATGAAAAGATGATGCAGCGTCACTACGACACGTTCACCCGCGGCTACTCCACCGGGAAGAGGTACGGCAGGCCCTGGAAGAGAATCCGGGACCGCTACATCCATAAGCATCCGCTCTGCGAGCGCTGCCTTCTTGAAGGAAGGTACGTGAAGGCGCAGGAGGTGCACCACATCGTGCCGCTGTCCGAGGGCGGGAGCAGCGAGGAAAATAACCTGATGAGCCTCTGCCACTCCTGCCACGAGAAAATGCATAAAAGGAAAAGAAGTCGCTGACCCAGGGGGAGGAAATTTCTCTACGGCGAGTCTCTCTGGAGACCGGCGCCCCCTCTCGCGTGCAGAAATCTTGATTCAAACGGGGGATTAAACCCCTTAAACCATAAAAGGAAGTGAAAAAATGGCAAAAGACGGAACCTACCGCGGCGGAAGACGTGTGCGGGCTGGCGACAAGCCAACACCCGCCGCCGAGAAGATTGCCAAGGGCCAGAAAGTAAAAATCTTGAGTAATGATATCCCGGATCTCGAATATGCGCAGCTTGAAGCGGTGGATCTGCCAGAAGGTGCGGTCCTGGAAGGCGCCGATATGCCAAAGCCAAGTGACTACCTTTCTGCGAGGCAGAAAAATGGAAAGCCTCTTGGTGCAGATGAGATCTATGAAGAGACCTGGCTCTGGCTTAGGGAGCGACGGTGCGAAAAGCTCGTAAACCCACGCCTGATTGAATCTTATTCGCAGGCATTTGCAAGATACATCCAGTGTGAAAACGCCATCAGTGCCTACGGCTTTTTAGGAAAACACCCGACGACCGGCGGCGTGGTCGCTTCCCCATTCATTCAGATGTCCAATCAGTTTCAGAAGACCGCAAACCTGCTTTGGTATGAAATCTACGATGTCGTAAAGGAAAACTGCACAGAGCAGTTTGAGGAAGATCCGGGAGCTGACATGATGGAAGTTCTCCTACGGGCCAGGAAAGGAAAGTAAATGAACACAAAAAAGTTAGAGCAGGTGCCGATTGATAAATTGGTGCCCTATGCAAGAAACGCAAGGACGCATTCCAAAGAGCAGATCGCGCAGCTGAGAGCATCTCTAAGGGAGTTTGGATTCGTATCCCCTGCTGTAATCGATAGTCAATACAATATCCTGGTTGGACACGGACGCGTTCAGGCTGCACGCGAGGAAGGCTATGAAAAGATCCCTTGCGTCTTTGCAGAAGACTTATCTGAAGCCCAGAAGCGCGCCTACATCATCGCGGACAACCAGCTGTCCTTAAATGCTGGCTGGGATGAAGACCTTCTTTCTGTTGAACTATCTGATCTTCAGGAAAACGCCTTTGACCTTTCCCTTCTTGGTTTTGATGAAAAAGACCTCGCGAAACTCATGGATGTGGATACAGAAGCCGAGGATGACGATTTCGATGTGGATGCCGAGCTGGAAAAGCCGTGTTTCTCCAAGACAGGAGACATCTGGCATCTTGGAAAACACACCGTGATCTGCGGTGATTCTACAGATAAAAACACATACACAGCTTTGCTTGGAGATAAAAAGGTGAATCTGGTATGTACAGATGCTCCGTATTTCGTGAATCTGCAAAGCGCGTCCGGCAAAGTCACAAATGACGATCTGAATGACAAGGATGCCTATAAGTTCCTGATGAAGGCGTTTACCTGCATGCGGGATAGCATGGCGGACGATGCTTCGATCTATGAGTTCTATGCGACATCCAAAGCGCGTATTTTCCACGACGCCTTTGAAGATGCGGGCTTTAAGGTAGGTGCCGGTCTCGTCTGGAAGAAGGACAGGCTGGTCCTCACCAGGACGGACTGGAAATATATCCACGAACCGATCATCTGGGGATGGAAAAAGAAGGGAAAACACATCTGGTACGGAGACCAGAAACAGGTCACAGTATTTGAATTTCCCCGGATCAAGAGCAGCAAGAAAGAAGGCTATAACCATCCGGACGCGAAACCAGTTCCGCTCATTGCCTATCTGATTTCCCAGTGCACCATGACGAACAGCCTGGTCCTGGATGCTTTTATGGGGTCCGGTACGACAATCGTAGCCTGTGAGGAGCTGGGCCGGATTGCCTATGGGGTAGAGATTGAGCCAAAGTTCATCGATGTCGAAGTGATGCGCTACAAGAAGTTCATGGAAGATGCAGGTAAAGATGCTTCTGACATTTATCTGCTCCGTGACGGAAATAAGCTGACGCTGGATGAAGCGCTGGCGGAGATGCCAGCTAAACACGTATAATCCTTGATATTTCAACAGAATCTGCTTGCTATTTCTCCGCCTTAGAGTGATGTATGTACCTACCAAAAGAAACAAAACCAAGGAGGTACGAAAATGAAACTTAGCTACAACGTAACAGGAGAAGAACGGAAGGACTTAGTGACAGAGATCTGCCGGATCACGGGTGACACCTCAGAATACCAGTTCATGCCAACCTGCGCATACAAAATTGGAAATGTCACCGTCGATAAAGACGGCAGAGTCACCTGCGAGGACGAAGAAAAGCTAAATCACATCGCAGAGGAGCTTGAGAAGGTGGACTTCACTCCGGAAGAAAGCAACGTCGCAGATGAAAATGATGCTCCAAATGAGATGGAAAGGTCCGAAGAGGACACCGGCCTGACCTTTGAAATTCCAATTGACGAGGTCGATGTCACCAACCTTTCCAATTTTCTAAAGGCAAAAGGAAATCTCATAAAGAAGTCCTTTGGAATTGAGGATCTAACTATTGACGTAAAGAACGACCGGATTGCCTTCCCATGGTTTAAGAAAATGCCGGAGCCAGACGAAGTGAAAGCCTACACCGACTTTATTACCCTGCTTTGCAAGCTCAGTAAAGAACAGTCCAGGGTCAGCAGCAGAGCCTATGAGGTGACCAACGAAAAATACGCCTTCCGCTGCTTCCTATTGCGACTTGGCTTTATCGGGCCGGATTACAAAGCTGATCGGAAGATCCTGCTAAAGAACTTATCCGGAAACTCTGCATTTAGAAATGACCCATCTGCAAAGGAGGAAGCTAACGCATGAGCATCATTGGAAAAGAAACCCTATCGATTCTTCGCTCCGGCTACCCAGCCGGAACGAGAGTTGAGCTTATAAAAATGGATGATGTGCAGGCGCCGCCCAAAGGAACGCTTGGCACCGTCTATGGTGTTGATGACACCGGATCCATCCTGGTCCACTGGGATAACGGATCTGGCCTAAATGTAATCTTTGGAGAAGACCTCGTACGGAAAGTAGGAACTTGCCATGACTGAAGAAATCAAAACTGAAATTCTCGCAATCCAGCGAAGCGGTTTAACTAACATGCTAGACACAAACTCTGTGCAGCGGATTGCCTTCGATTATGACTACTACGATCTGGTTCTTTACATCGAAGAACACCGGAAAGAGTACGTTCATTTCATCCTGACAGGTAGCGAAAAATAAAGGGTCAAAAATCCACATAAAGCTTGCTATTTCAAGGCTTTAGAGTGATATATGTACATGCAAAGAAAAGCAAAGAACAACGGAGGAAAGACCATGAAAAACGCATATTTTGAAAGCATGTACAAAACAGTTTGCAGCTACCAGGAAAAGAAAGAAGCGGTTAGAAAGCAGCGCAGCAAGCTTTTCGACGAAGAAAAATACGATGAAGGAACTGCCCTGGTAAAGGCCTTCGAAGAAGAAACCCCATTTCCTTACACGGACGGTGCCATGAAAGCCTACTGGGCTTATCAGAACATGAACTACCACGGAGCGGACTGCTTCGAAGTCGAGGACCTGCCTTGGGAAAAGGACATGAAGGATTTCGCGGAAACCCTCCGGGAAGCAGGAATCAGCGCCATCACAGTAACCGACCAGAGCACCGGCCTGATGGATGGAATCTACGGGCTGATCGCAAACGGCTGGAAGATGGGAGCGCTCAAGATTGTCACAAGAAAGGACGACCACCACTTTGGTACGGACGAGCCGGAAACCAAGAAAGGAATCGAATTTACAATCGCATAAGGAGGCCGCCATGTGGGAAAAAGGAACGCTTGAAATCGATGGAATAACGGTAACATACGAGCTAAAACACTACGATGAGCCTTCGGACAACGGAATCGAGGGCGGCAGGATCAGCAAGATGAAGCTCCGCGTTGGAAGCAAAACGACTCTCCGCTACGACCGCGGCTGGGACATCGAGCCAGAAGATGAAACAAGCCAGCTCGCCTATGCAGCCCTGATTCATCAATACAATTAAAGATAAACACACTCGGAACGCCTCTTGGCGTTCTTTTCTTTTACCCTGGAGGAATGAATTTGGAAAGATACAGACCCACAAAATTTATGGCAGAGACATCGCATTACGATAAAGCAGCAGCTGACTTAGTGGTGATGTTCATCGAGCAGCTTTCCCACACGAAGGGCGACTTTTACAACAAGCCCTTTCACTTAATGCCCTGGCAGGAACAGATCATCCGCGACTTATTCGGCGTGTTAAAGCCAAACGACTGCCGGCAGTTTACGACCGCCTACATTGAGATTCCAAAAAAGTGCGGGAAATCCGAGCTTGCCGCGGCTGTGGCCCTCTACATGCTGTGTGCAGACGGTGAGCAGCGAGCTG